ATCAAGGGCTAGGCGCTAGGGCTGTTGTTTCTCTTTCTAGTCGCCTGATGGTGGCAATGTATCCACCGGGTAAGCCGTCCTTTAGGCTTGATATTCCACCAGAGGTTCGTATTCAGAATGGTGACATGGACCTCGACAAAGACATCGAGCAAGGTCTCATCCTGTCGGAACAATTGATCCAAGCGGAGATCGAGCGGAAAGAATGGAGACCGTCTACGAACCTAGTTTTGCAGTATCTCGTAGTCACAGGTAACGCTCTCGAAATGATGCTACCGAATAACACGATCAGGGTCTTTCGCCTTGATCAGTATGTTGTTTGCCGGGACATGCAGGGGTCTGTCCGAGAGATCATCACGGAAGAATGGCTTAGTCCCGAAAGCCTACCTGATGAAATCCGAGCAATGGTCACAGCGGAAGACTACAGCAATGACCGTGTTCAGCTTTTGACACACACAACACTTCAAAACGACGGAACATTCGAAAGCTATCAAGAGGTCAATCGTGAGTTAGTTCCAAACAGTAAAGGCACTTTTGACGTTCTTCCTTACAATGCGTTGGTCTGGACTAACGTCATTGGCGAAGATTACGGACGAGGCAAAGTCGAAGAACACTTGCCAGATTTGAGAGCCGTCGATGCCTTGAGTAAGTCCATGCTAGACGGTGCCGCAATGGCATCTCGAAATGTGACGATGATTAGACCAAATGCCGCTGGTGGTTTGAACCTTCGCCGCCGATTAGCAAAAGCTGACAACGGTGACATCATTGTCGGAAATCCCGAAGACGTAATGATGCTTCAATTTCAGAATGGCAATGGTCTACAGATTACTGCCTCAGAACTCGACAGACAAAGCCGTGAGCTTGGTCTCGCCTTCCTGCTAGGCTCTTCGACGGTTAGAGACAGTGAACGCACCACCGCGTTCGAAGTGAAAAAATCAATGGAAGAATTAGAAGGAAGCTTAGGCGGCGTTTTCTCCCAGCTAAACCAAACGATGCAACAAACCCGTTTGCAACGTCTGTTGATCCAAATGAAAGCCAACGAGCAATTGCCGAACTGGCCGGAAGGAATGGTAGAGCCAACAATCCTTACAGGTTTGGAAGCTCTTGGAAGAGAACAAGATGTCAACCGTGTTCAAGCCGCTTTGCAATTCCTGCAAGGTATGCCGCCTGATGTCCTTGCTTACGTCAAATGGACTGAGCTATTGGGCAAAGCATTCTACGGATTGAACTTACCAGATGCCGTTCGAACTGAAGCCGAAATGCAAGAAATCCAACAGCAACAGCAGCAACAACAAGCGATGATGCAAGCTGGTCAGCAAGCTATGGCGGCTGGCGGCAGTGAGCTTGCAACTCAAGCCGCACAACAAGCAATGAGCCAACAACAGCAACCCCCTCAAACAGAATAAGAGAGCCAAATGTCAGAAAATTTAGAAACAACCCCAGCCGAACAACCGGTGCCGGGAAGCGACGAATACAACCAACAGATGGTTGATCGTTTTGAAAACAAGGGAACTCTTGAAGACGATCAAGAGCTAGTCCCAGAGCATGAAATGCCCGAAGGCGGTCAGGAAAAATACTTTAACAAAGAGACAGGTGAATACGACTGGCAGAGCCATGCAAAAGAACTTCAATTTAACGCAGATGGTCGGCCTAAAGACGAAAACAAAACAGAGAAAACGCCTGACCAAATCAAGATTGAGACAAAGTCAGAAGCATCTGAAGCCACCGAAGAAGAGCAAGTCAACGACATCATCACTGCCGCTGGCCTGACGGGTGACGAATTGACCCAAAAGATTATGACTGACGGAGACCTCAGTGCCGAAGATTATGCTGCGCTTCAGAAGGTGGGTATTCCAGAGGCGATGGCTAGAACGTACGTTGAAAATTTCATCTATCGCCGCGACGGTGAACGAGCGGCTGTAATGGACTATGTCGGTGGTGAAGAAGCGTGGAACGAGATGTCGTCTTGGGCTGCTGACAATATGTCTGAAGGTGAAATTAACTCACTAAACGAACAACTCGCTAACGGTCAGCATCGTCTGGCAATGGACAGCATTAAGTCCCGCATGGGACCAGAGGCTTTACAAAACGAACCTCAGTTCATTGCTGGTGAACAACGCACGGGCGGTGTTACTGGCTATCGAAGCAAGTCCGAAATGGTCGCTGATATGTCACAACCCCGGTATCAAACTGATGCAGCTTTTCGACAAGACGTAATGCGAAAGATGCAATCGGCTACGTTTGATTTGGACAATTACTCAGAGTCCTAGTACAGTATACCTAGCACTTATTATCCGTTAACCTCCCAAACTAGGGTCAGCTTCGGCTGGCTCTTTTTTTGTGAGGCTTCTGCCCATAACAAAATTCCTGACCCGGCTACGGTCGATAATCAGCAAGGCTGTGAAAGGCACCTTAACCTTTATCTAAACCTTTAAAATTAGGAGAAACCAATGGCAACTGGTGACGCTAGTAGTCCAGTACGGTTTGGTAAGGGTGCATCGAGTCCTGTCGATAACAGAGAATTATTCCTTTCGATCTTTGGTGGAGAAATTCTGACTAGCTTCGACAGTGCTACGGTCACTCTTGACAAACACTTTGTAAAAACTGTTCCCGGTGGAGCTAAGAGTTTTCGCTTTCCGAAAACATTTTTAGCATCAGCGGAATACCATACACCTGGAGTTGAGTTGTTAGGTAATGATCTATCAACTGGCGAACAGGTAATCACAGTCGATGACATTCTAGTCTCGCATTACGCTATTTCTGATCTTGATCGTATCTTGTCACACTTCGACATGCGTTCGATCATTGCAAAGGAAATGGGCCGTGCGTTAGCTAAGGTCTTTGACCAAAACGTGTTCCGTCAGTTAATTCTGGCTGCTAACACGGCGGCTGCTTCACCATTCCCCGGTGGCACGGTAACGACCGATACCGGTCTTGCTGCATCGAGCGGTGTCTACAGCGGTATTGAGTATATCGAAGCAATTCGGACGGCGAACATTGCCTTGTTCAACAAGGATATACCGGAAGACTTGCCACGCTATGCGGCTGTATCTGTCGAAGTGTTCGACGCCATCAAATACGCCAAGGACGCGACCAATAACTACCTCGTCCTTAACCGTGACTTCGGACATGGTGGCGCTGGTGGCATCGATGCCCGTGCAGAAACTATGAACATCGATGGAGTGACTATCGTTAAGTCTCGGCACATTCCGACTACTGACGAAAGTTCTACTGCTACTGTGTTCAGCAAATACCGCGCTGACTACAGCAACACTGCTGTGGTTATGTGGTGTCCTCAAGCGGTTGCGACCGTGAAGATGCTCGATATCTCGATGGAGACAGAACGGGATACGAGACGATTGGAAGATTTCATGGTCAGCAAAATGTTTGTCGGCCACGGAACCCTACGCCCAGAAATGGCTATTGTTCTGAAATCTGCTTAACCCCAAGAGCCGTCGCTGACTTCGGTTGGCGGCGGCTCTAATTTTTTTTGGAGACTTAGATGGGATTTACGAAGCTCGAAGCGGTGAACATCATGCTGGATAGCATCGGTGAAAGCCCAGTCTCGTCCCTGTCGAGCGGACTTCCAGATGCTGAAGCCGCTAAAACTAAACTGGATGAAGTTAACAAACTTGTTCAAGCCAAGGGCTGGCACCAAAACACAGAGCTAGACACAAAACTGACGCCAGACTCGAACAAAAACATCCTCGTACCAGCGACTTATCTACGTGTCGATACACGCGGGAAAGACAAAGACGTAAATGTTTCAGTCAGACGTTTGAACAATGTCTCGATGTTATATGACGTTAAGAAGCGAGTGTTTACGTTCGAAAACACGCTTCAATGTGACCTCATACAATTGTTGGAATTTGAAGACCTAAGCTTAGAGCTATCCAATTACATTGCGTATCGTGCCGCTCGGAAATTCCAAGAAGCTCAGATGCAATCAACAACACTTGATGGCTTTACCGTTCGTGCCGAAATGGAAGCCTACGCTGCTGTCATGGACAGCGAGTGTGAGAACGAAGATTCGAATATTCTTACTGATAACGCTCACTGCTACTTCGCAACTCATCGTCACCACCAACTCTCAGGACGCTGATGGGTACGCTGATCGAGCAATCGATAAAAACGCTTTATCAAGGCGTCTCACGGCAACCTGATTCTGTCCGATTACCGGGACAAGTTGAAGAAGCAACCAATGTCTTAATGTCTGTTGTAACTGGTGGTTTTGAAAGTCGTCCAAGCACCAGACATATAGCACAAAACACTTTCATAACGGCAGTCACAGATAAACCGTTTGTCTACAGTTATGCGCGAGACGCTGTCGAAAAATATGTGATTGTTGTTAAAGGCTCAGACCTAAAGGTCTTTGATTTAGACGGTGTAGAGAAGACCGTCACCTATCCAAACGGTAAGGCGTATCTCGCCGCCACTGACCCATCTGCCAGTTTTTCGGCGGTGACAATTGCTGATCGTACAGTCATTGCTAACAATCAATTTACTGTTGCGATGGCTAATAACACATACGTCGAAAGTCCGACACAAGCTTTGATAAACTGTCGGACTACCAACAACGCTACCAGCTATTCGATCAGTATCAACGGCAGCAGTGTGTGGACTTACTCTGGTGGCGCTCAATCAGCGACTGAGATTGCAACTGACATTATGTCCAACATTAGTTTACCCACAGGATTTACGGCTACTCGCGATGATCTGACGATAACAATTGAAGACCCAGCGGACAGTGACTTTACAATCGAACATGAAGGGTCTGACGACATCTATGGACCGCTGGCAATGCGTCAGAATGTTGCCAAACGTACACACTTACCACCGTCTGCGCCAAACAATTACAAAATACGAGTAGGCGCAACAATTGACGGAAACGAGCTAGGATATTGGGCTAAGTTTTCTACTGATGATGGTGGCTGGGTTGAGACAGCAGACCCATACGCTAAGAACGATTTTGACCTAACGACAATGCCTCATTTCCTAACTCGTCAGGCAGATGGTACATTTATTTTTGATAGAGGAACATATGATGGACGCCTTTCTGGCGACACCACAACCGCACCAGACCCAGATTTCGTCGGACAAAAAATACAATCTGTTGTTTATCATCGTAATAGGCTTGGCATTGTTGCTGGTGAGACAGTCTACTTTTCGCAATCTGGAAAATACTTCACTTATTGGGCGGACTTCTCCACCCAAAGTCTCGATAGTGATGGCTTCGGCCTCACAGCGTCCGCGTCGGAAGTTAATCTACTAAAACACGCACTCTCCTTTCGAAAGGCGTTGTTCCTGACCAGCGATAAAAACCAATTCGAAGTATCTGGTGAAGACCAACTGACGCCAGAAACAGCGACTGTTGATCTATCGACAACGTACCTCACTGAAATCTTATGCAAACCTATGAACCTAGGATCGACGTTATACTTTGCCGCAAAGTCAGGACGAGACGCCTGTATTTACGAATACAAGTATGATGACAACACCTTATCAAACACCGCCAGTGACATAACGCTTCATGCACTAGGCTATGTGCCAGCGCCTATCATTCAGATGACAGGCGATCCAACAAACGACATGTTGTTTCTTTTATCTGAGAAGGACCGTAGCCGTATATTTATCTATAAAATGTACATCGATGGTGAGAAGAAAGCTCAAAGTGCGTGGCACGTTTGGGACTTAGGTGGGACTGATGTTCATATACATTGGTGTAAGGTTGTTGAAGGTGATCTCTATTTGATGGTTACAAGAGGTACACAAACATTCCTCGAGGAAATAAAGCTACGCTACGAGTTATCTGACGATAAACATCCATACCAAATTTGTTTAGACCAACAAACTCCTCTTACTGGATCGTTCAACTCAACAACTGACAAAACGACTTGGACAACACCTTATCTGCATAACTCAAAAGCGGCTGTTGTTCTCTCAACAGACTTTGCCGCTGGTAAGGTTGGAGAACGATTGACTGTCACATACCCTACTACAACAACGATAGAAGCAGATGGTGATCAGAGCGCTGGTCAAAGCATAGTAGGCATTCCGTTCGATCAAGAAGTCCAATTGTCTAAACTGTTTGCGCGAGAAACGACAGACACCAGTAGGACAATTACAACCGGACGTTTTCAGCTAAGTAGAATACAGATAAATTTCCAAGAAACAGGGTTCTTCAACTTGAAGGTTACTCCTGCTTTTAGAGACGAACAGGTATTCACATTTAACGGTAGGCGTGTAGGGTCTGGTGACAACTTAGTAGGTACTGTCGCAATTGCTGGTAACGGTTCTTTTCCTGTTCCTATCCAGACGGAAGCTAGTACAGCTATTATCAAAATCACCAACTCAACGGAGAAACCAATGACAATAACGTCTATAGATTATCGTGGTTTCTTTAATGAGTTAACGAGGGCTGAGTAATGATAGTTGTTGCTGATCCAAATAACACCAGACATCAAGAAGATATAAAAAAAGGCGCTATAGATTTTTGCAGACACGCTGACCGATCAGACATTATGCCGGATGTTGATACGGAAGAAGGTCGAAAAAATCTAATGCAAGCGGTAGACGGCATGATGCATTTGAAGAATGTCACGATCCTTCTCATATACGAAAACGATAAGTGTGTTGGTGGAACTGGTGTTTTAATCTCACCTTACATATTCGACTATACGAAAATAACATCTGATGAGTTGTTCTGGTGGACTGATAAGTCTGCAAGTATGCATGTAGCAATTAGTCTGCTAAAAGCTTTAAAAGATTTTATTAAAAACTGTGAAGCTGACTTTTCAATATTTCATCATTTACATAATTCTCCGGCAGCGGTCAGTCGTATATACAAAACGATGGGTCTACGCGAATTACAAACTACTTACGCTGGAGTAATTTGAATGGCTGGCACTACAACAATGATGGCTATCTCGATAGGAAGCTCCATAGCTATGGGCGGTATGCAAATGATGATGGCTCAACAACAAGCGGCTCAACAAGCTGCTGTGGCCCGTCAACAAGCCGAAGCGGAATACGCCGCTGCTGCACAACGAGCAAACGCTGAATATGCGGAAGCTAATCGCCAGATAGGTGAAGCTCAGATTGAAGAAATAGAAACAAAATCGGACTTAATCAGAGAGGCAAACGAACAATTGGGAACACTAAGAGCGGCTGAAACGGCACTGTCAGACAGTAGTCTAGGCAATCTGTTCTTTGAGAGCCAATACCAGAACTCTGCTGACCTAGTTCGCATAACAGAACAAGTTGATAAGCAAGTTGCTGCTGGTCAAGCCGCGAAGTCAGCAGCCGCGCAAGGCTACATCAACACTGTCACTATCGCTAAAAACAATGCCGGTAATGCGATGATGAGGGCAAACGCGGCCTCGAACGCGGCGGTCATGCAAGGGATTGGTACAGGAATTTCTGGCACAGTCGGTGCGATTAACCAGAGAAATACGCTTAATGCGTTGAAGAAGGCTTAGATGTCAGAACGATTTTCAAGGTCCAAAGTAAATTTAGCCACTGACAATCGGGCTAAAGTTCGACCGGCGTCTCCCATTCCACACCAAGTTCCTCAATTTGTAGGCGCAATGCGTGGCGTCGATCCAAGAGCCGGGGATATGACAGCAGCGTTCAGCAACTTTTTTGGAACTATAAACTCTGTTGTTCAACAAACAGCCAATACGTTTGGAAAAATTGAAGCGCAAAAGATAACAGATCGAAACCAAGAATTTAAAAGACTGGCGCGGTTTAACGCTCAAGACCTCTATATGGCTGATCCTGACAACGCTATGGCAAAGCGTCCTACGTCGGTTGTGATCGACGGTGAGTCTTTTGATGTTAGTGAAAGTCAATCTTACAACAGGACATTTTCCAGTACGATAGGTGCGTTAAGTGGTCAGAAGCTGATGTCTGACTTTCAAATCGCTTTGCTGGAAGATCAAGTTCAACCAAATGAATACGCTGCCTATAGAGACAAATATTGGCAGGACCAGTATTCGGGCGGAACAGGAAACGCTTTTCACGATGAGGCGTTAGCAAACGCTTGGTATACCAATATTGGAGAGTTTAATTTTAAGAACGACCAAGAGATTTTCAAACAAGCTAGAGAACGAAGTATAGAGGCCGCTGGCAAGGTTATTCATGGCTATGGGCAAAACGCTAGAAGCATAACTCAAGATAACTATCTTGATTCCGTTGCTTTACTTAAACAAATAGATCGTAGTTTGACACCAGGACAAGCGGCATCCGGTGTGCTTGGTCAATGGCTCCACGCTGCCAAAACAAATGAAACTGCTAGTAATCGCCTAGCGGCTTTTATTGTTCAACCTTACGTAGACGAAGACGGCAAAAACAAACCGTCTCTTTATGACAGATTTCCACGAGAAATGGATACACACCTTCAAGCACTACATGACAGCAGATTAAAATATACTACCGGACAAGGCGCTAAGGCTGCGACAAATGTCGCTACTTCAATAGCTGCTGCAAAAAGTATAGATGTATCGACAGCCAAAGGTTTACAAGATCAAGGAATCGCCTACGCACAACTTATGACTAGTATAGCCTCGTTAGACGATATTCCCGGTGTGTCACGCGCTAAAATAGCAGGATTAAAAGCAGACCTTAACAAAGAGCGTATAGCGCATCGAACTCAAGTCATAAATCTGAATGCTGCTGGTGCTATAGCACAAGGTAGGCGTCCTAAAATAAGTTTAACCACCGAAGAACTTAACGATCAAATGCCACGATTAATAAGCACATTTGATTTCCTAAGTACCGGAAACCCAAAGGACGCTCAACGGTTTGGGGTGGCAATGAAGAACATTCAGACTCAAAGGAACATTTTGCCTAAAGCTGCTATGACGTATCTCGCGGCTGGTATCAACGACAATGATCCGAAAAATAGAGCAATGGCGTTTGCAGCTATATCGGCAATTGATCCTACACACAGCGGCGTGTTTAGTGAGCATATTAAGGATAACGGACGAGCCTTAATTAATTATAGCAACCTTAGAACCGGTAAAAATTCACAACAATTAAATTCTGACGATCCAGGGTTACAGGCTGCTTTTAAAACCAATAAGGACGATTTATCAATTATTTTAAACTTAGGTACATTACCTACTACAAAAAGAGAAGACACTGATAAAGCAAACATAGAAGGTGTATTATACGGTGATAGTGGCTCTGGAATCACTACGTTAGCTGAAGACTTAAGTGGTAAGTTTTATTTTCCTTTTTTTGAGAAAGAACCTGAGTTATCACCTCTGTTAAAAAGGCGCGTTATCGATATTGCTGGAGAACTGGTAGCTAGACATAAAGCTGACACTGGTAGGTTACTTTCAGAAGAGGCACTGAGAGACCAAATTGTTAACACTTTAAAAGGTCAGGTTATAACTCGCCCAAATGGTATGGTCGATTTTGCTTCTCAATCCCCAGTCCTTAATAATGATGGTACGGTAATTCCTGCCTTTAATAACCGACAATTTAATCCAGCGGGGATTGTGGAAAACACAGTTGAAAATGTGCAAGAAGCTATAGAAGACATACGCAACGGTTTGGTAGGAGTGAGTGGTACAGGTGGCGAAGAACTTGGTAATTTGTCTCTTAGGAATGATGCTAAAGTTGCACACCTTAATGGCATGATGGTCTATGACGAAAGCACTCAAGACTTAGTAACTCTAAAGGTTGGTCAAAAACTTCAGACAGAACGTATCTACAGTGGTACAGGTGAAAGGTTCTCTGGTTTTAGAGACTACCTTCCTGAGTTTATGGCTGAAGGTTATGAGAATAAAGAAATTGTCCTTACAGGCGATCCTAAAAAAGACAAAGAGCTTGCAAGCATGTTTTTGCATCCGTCTATTGCTTTGTATCCAGTACAAAACGCGCAACAAGATAAGGTCACAGGCTACCAGCTTGTGGTAGTCCCTTATTTTAAAGATATGCCAAGGAATTGGATAGCTGACGAAGAATATAAAAACCGTGTTGCAGAAAATAAACCTTTTGTTCCAGAGCGTCGGAAATTTACCAAAGCCCAATTACGGTTTGGTCGTTATCGTGCAGAACAGATGTATCAACGCCGGATGCAGCGTGAAGCTGAAAACAGAAGCGGTCTAGCTCCTATGTCATTTACAGATGGGGATGATTAATCATGCCTAATTCAATGTCTCTCAAACAAGCTGAACAAAGTTTTCCACTCGACTTCTCTCAAGTTATGAAAGCCGAAACCGAAGAAGAGTATGACACTGCTATCCACAACTCAATCAGGACTCAATTGCAATCTGCTGGGCTTGTTGGTCCTACTTCGAACGTCACGAATTTTAATCTAGAACCGGAAGATGATCGAAGCTGGTTTGATTCTATGCGGAGAACAATTATGAAAAACAATCCTGCTGTCTTCGATGATCCATCTGATCAAGACCGAACAAATTACTTACAACGGCGGTTCGAATTTATCTCTGAACATGAGGGCTGGAGAAGTAAGACATATGAAGATACCCGTGGCTTTCGGACAGTCGGCTTTGGTTTCAATTTAGACGAGCCTACAAACAGAACACTTTATAAAAACGTCCTCAACAAAACTGACGAAGATTTCGAAGCACTGAGGAATGGACAAACTGAACTGTCAAATCGTGAAGGACGTATTTTATTTGAAGCTGCTGCTGGCTCTGCCGAAAGACTTATCAGCAACAAGTTTTCAGATACCGATCTAAAAGGCTATGAGAGATTGTCTCTAATTTCATTAGCGTACAATAGCCCAAGCCTTATTGGACCTAACCTCACAAAACACATAAAAGCTGGTGACCGGAAGGCTGCTTTTGACGAAATAAAGTTTCGCTCAAATGCGCGTAAATCTAAAGGCATTCAAAACCGTCGAGACCTTGAAGCGCAGATGTTCTCAGGGATGAACCCTGACGATGCCGAAGACTCCGAATGGTCGATTGCTAACCTCTTTGGCATAGCATCTGCTGAAGCTGGTGAGTTGAGGTCGAGCAATGAACTAATAGAAAACGGTAGAAAAATAGCACCTCGGCCTAGAATGAAACCTACGCCTCCAGAAGAACCTAAAAAAGTTGGTAGTTGGTTATCAGGCATATTGCCGTCAGCAGTACGTTCCCTTGCAAGCGATCTTATGGGTCTTGATCTCGAATCAACTCGAAATGAAGATTATCTAAGCGGAGACGAACAGAAGGCTTTACGATTACTTACTCTTGAAAAGATTAAACAGTCAGGTCGCCGCTCAGGCGCTGTAGACTATGATGACTATGATGGCGGTATTCGTGACGTTGCATGGAACAATCAGGATGCAGGAGGGAATATTCTAAGCCGTTTATTTGGTGATTCAGAATTTTCGGTAAAATATACTCTTGGCGCATATAATTACAAAATTGATGATCGTGGTCATTTGATTATCATAGATCGATATAATTGGAATGATGCCAGAAGGCTTCAGAAAGAAAACCCAACACATATCGATAAAATTAGAAACCTGATGATATACTCTGGTAGAGAAGGAGTATCTTCATATGGCAAGATGCGTCGGCTAGGAGCTTTGTGGGGCAGTAAATCAGGCGAAGGAAATAAATGGGAAATGGACCTTGGCCCGGTAGACGATCCAAGTGTTAAGGTCGCCTCTAGATGACGGTAATCATCGAGCCTGATGTCGAAAACATTAGCGATACCGTTGCACTACAACAATTTTCAAACTCCTTTAACGCCCCTCTAGACTATATCTCAACGCCTGATAACGCTGGTGTCTTTGAAACAGCGGGTCTGATGTATCAGCAAGAGACGATCATAGGCAGCGCATTGACTTACGGTTTTGCCAAAGATCGTAGTCAGGCAAATTACGTTTATGACAAAGGCTTCAACCCATACGCCTATTTCGACACCAATAAAGAAACTCTGCCCGAAGCTGAAAAGTGGATACGGACTGGACTGTTTCACGATGTCGTCAACGAGAAACAATTCTCTGACCGTTTGCTACGGCTACGTGATGAAGAAGAAAATCGTAAGAGGATAGCTGAAGGCAGCGGCGTAGGTATGATCCTAGGCATGGGTCTGAGCTTAATCGATTTGTCTACACTCATACCCGGTGCCGGGTGGCTACATAAAGGTAACACCATAGCAAAGACAGCTAAGTTCGCTTTGGCAGGAAGTACACTGACGGCAGGACAAGAAGCTGTACTACATCTACAGCAAGACCTTCGTCAGATGAACGAGAGCGTCTTCAACATTGCGACGGCGGGTGTGCTAGGCGGTGGTATCGGTGCCTTCATTGGCGCAAGACAACCGGGAAACATTTTACATAAAGACAGTCCTAACTATCCATTGAATCCCGGCAACCCAGTGCGAGTGGCGCTAGGCCGTGTAGGTGATCGAATTGCTGACAACCCGGTGATCGAAGCGACCTCGTCAGGTTTCAAATTTGTCAAAGACAGCAGCGTTGGTGCTAAAGCCGTTGAAGCTGGTCAGCTACTCAAATCTAGAGGCACGACCACAATGTTAAAGTACACCACACCTGTCGGGTACATGCTCACTGCTAAAGCAAACTCAGCTAGAGATTTTGCTGTAAAGCTTATGGACGTTGGTGGTCTGATGACAACAAAACACGCACAGGCCAAAGCGTCTCGATCTTTCGAAGATGAAAAAAGCAGTCTTATGCGTCTGTTCGAAGACCCATTTATTTCCTCGATGGACAGGTTCTACGAGCTTAGGAAACAGCTTGCTGCGCTGACAGGAACCTCAGCGTCACCTGTCGTTCAAGACGCTGCGGCATTAGCTAGGAGTATCAAGAAGTCTACGTTAGACACGGTAGGTCGCTCAGAAACTGACGACATAAACGTAGGTAAGCATTACGAAGATTTTGAATGGCAAGACACAATCCTCAAGGTGCTACACGATGATTTAGACGCTGATACGTTAGCTAATTTCAAAACAAGGTTTGGTGACGAAGGTGCAGAGCTAATTGCAAATGCTGCCAAGAAACAGGCGGATCATATCCACCAATCAAACGAAGTCCTACAAGACCTCATGGTTGCAGCGGGTAAGATTAAAGAAGGCGACAAGCTTGGGAAAGAATACGCAATTGCTCAACTCTACGATCCGAAAGCTGTACGTGCTAATTTGGCTGAACTAAAAGCCTTTTACATAAGAAAGCTGATTGACAATCCTGATGAAGATTTCCTCGCGCAAGCAGGGTTCACGGTCGATGAGTTTGACAAACTGGGTAAAGAGGCCGTCACAGTCAAAGACGGTGATACTGTAAAAACCTACACACCAGAGCAAGGATTAGACAGACGCCTAGAGATACTTGAAGACTGGTCAGGCGACTACCGTGACAAAGAAATCTTAGACGCCGAACTGAAACTTGAAGAAGCCCAGCAGTCTTATCAATACGCCAGACGAGCGGCTGTCCTTGCAGCAAGAGACATGAGGAAGTCCGACACAGATTTCCGTCGAGCAAGCGTCAAAGAAGCAAAGAAAATCTTAGAGCTTCGCATAGCGGAACGCGACAGATCGATTGCGTTGAGAAAAAAGCTATCGTTGGAAAAGCAGGAAGTTGACGCTGAGATCAAACGACAGGAAGAAGAGCTTACGGTTCGTATGAACCAGTTCCACGATACCGGTAAATGGCAAAGGCGTTATGGAAAGGAAGCTAAAACACAAGTTGAAGAAACAGAAGAGCTACTTAACGTAGTTGAAAAAGACCCAGAAAGTCCTTTGTCAGACGTAGACACAGCAAGAAAAATGCTGACTGAAGCTGATGCAAAATTAGAAGCGGTAGGTGAAGACGCTTTGGATATGTCAGTGCTTGAGGCGTCACTCAAGCCCGTCTACAGCCGCACATTATCCATGCTTAAAGAACGCTCACGCAATATATCGCGTCAGATGAATGAGACCGAAAGGCGTCTGGACAGACTCAACCCTAAAATCGAAATCGTTACTGGTCATGTGGAAGCAGCGACAGATGCTGTCAGGCGAATACGTGATGGACAAAAGACCTTAAGACGTTTGAAAGCTGAAGCGTCTAAAGCTTCTCGCAAAGCAAAGCGTGGTGAGAAGAGCGCTAAGAAAAGCCTTAAGCGTAAAGAAGGCAAACTTCCTGTTCACCTCGCTGTTGAAAATATGCTCGACAAGATGAGCAATTCTTCCGCACTACCGAGAGGTGTTTTAGATACTGAGGTCTTCGAAAGTGGTCGATTTAAACAACGTGCGTTTAAGTACACAAACGAAGAGCGTAGAGAACTTTATTCCTTGGGCGTCTTGAGAAGCGATCTCTACGGTGTGATGCACTCATCATACGACGATGTCGCTAATCGTTTGTCCCTACAGAAAATATTTGGATCAGACAAACCAGACGACACTATCGCTCAGATAAAAACAGAGTACGACAGCATCATTGCTGATGCCCGAAATCGGAACCTGACGCCAAGATATATCAAACAGCTACAACGAGAGAAAGATGGAGCCGTCAAACGAGCCGAAGGTTTGTGGCAAAGAGCTTTAGGCCGCTACGGCGTACCACAAGACCCTGATGGTTTCTTACATTGGGCGACCGGCATGACACGCGCCTACAACTACGCGATGTACGGCACAGGGTTTCTGTTGTCGTCAATCACAGACATTGCGTCAGTCGCCTTGACCACAGGCTTTGGTTTTATGTGGAAAGGCGGTCGAGCTAAAGCGTTACGCCAGACCATGAAAGGCATGAAGAACGACGAAATTCGTCGCCTCACTATAGCGCTAGAACGTGTGTTGCATAACTCACGTACGCTTAAGATAAACGATGTTGGTGACTTACGTGACATGGCTGGCATAGGTGAGCATGGCAGCATCACACACAATATAACATCTCCTGTGACGCGAATTATCCAAGGTCTTAGCAACGCCGCTACGCCTCTGAGCGGTATGGCTTGGTGGAACACGCGGCTTAAAGCTTTGGCTATGATTGAGATGCAACACAACTTAGTTGAACAAGTGAATGGATATAGTGCCTTACTAAAAGCGGCTTCTGCCGGATCAAAGAAGGCGCAGTTGCAAGTAGCTAGGATGGCTTCAATCGGCTTAGGTGATGAACAAATCGCCAGAATAAGCCGGATGATGAAGAAACACCCGGTAGCTGATCTTAAAGAAACAGAAGGTCTTTACGAATTAGGCATGGGCCGCTGGTTAGATGAAGGTGATCAAGGCCGTATTGCTTATGAAGATGTTCTGACTGCTTTAAGAAGAACCGCCAATCGCGCTGTAATGACGCCGGGACTTGGCGACACACCTCTGTTTATGTCCAAAGCTGTAGGTAAAACCATACTACAGTTTCAGACCTACGGTTTCGTTTCGACCACACGCTTTATTGGTCCTGCTGTTCAACGAATGAATTACGGCGACATGGAAGCCGTGTTGTCATTAGGACTTGCTGGTGCGCTAGGAACCGGTGTTGTTATGGGCAAAGACTTGCTGAGAGACGGTGAAGTTAAAGAGCGTTCGTTAAGCAAATGGGCGTACGACATTGGAGACCGATCTGGTTTCTTCCAATCGATGACAATGCCTTCCGCGACGATATACAACTGGGCAACGAACCTAGCTGGCGAAGGTAAACAAGTTTCTCGTTATGCAAACATGCAAGGTGGTCTCCCGTTTGTCTTAGGACCAACAGGCGGCTTGATCCAAAAGGGTCTTAATCTTGGAACCAGCGTAACCTCAAACGACTGGGGTAAGGCTGGCGAAGCGGCAGGAAAACTTATGCCGTACCAAATTTTAAAACAAATCACAGAAAGAGTAATGGAGTAACAAATGGCTTATGCGCGGATCGTTCACTCTAGTCTGGACGGTTCGACAAACCAGTTCGACGTTACGTTTCCTTATATCTCGTCTTCTCACGTTATCGTCAAAGTAAACGGAACCGCTACAACAGACTTTACGTTCCTGACGGCAACACGAATTCAACTTACGTCAACTCCTACCTCTGGCTCTGATGTTATCATCACGCGAGAGTCCTCTCCGACAACGCGATTGGTGGACTATCAGACAGGCTCTATTCTGTCAGAAAGTGTCTTAGACACTGACAGTCTCCAAGCGTTCTACCTTGGTCAAGAAGCGAACGACATTAAAGAAATTGCACTGGCTCGGTCAGATTCGACAAACCAATGGGATGCGCTGACAACTCGAATTACGAACGTCACAAATCCAACCAGCGCACAAGATGCCGCCACTAAGAACTATGTTGACGGCATTGTCACAACCAACGCTGCAAATGTTACAGCCGCGCAAACCGCACAGACTGCTGCTGAAACCGCACAAACCGGAGCGGTTGCCGCGAAGAATGCCGCTGAGACGGCTCTCGACAACTTTACGGACATCTACCTTGGAGCATTCTCCAGCGACCCCGCGACAGACGGTGATGGCGATGCGCTGACGGCGGGTGACCAATATTTTAACACGACCAGCAACGTCCTCAAAATCTACAACGGATCAGCGTGGCAAGACGCTGCCGTCAGTGGTGACGCTGTTGTCAGCAAAACGTCAAGCACAGGCAGCGGTCAGCTTCCGTCAGGAACGACAGGACAACGAGACGGTTCGCCGTCCGCTGGTTTCATTCGTTTCAATAGCACCGACACTGTGTTCGAGGGATACAACGGGACCGAGTGGGGTTCGATTGGCGGCGGTGGTCCCGGCCTCGATGGCGGCGGAACGGACGAAGAAAGCGTTATTCGCACAAACAAAAATCAGATCAGCGGCAATGCGGCTCTTACAATTCCAAGTGGATCAAACGGAATGTCCGCTGGACCAATCACCATAACCAGCGGCTCAAGCGTGACGGTTTCGTCCGGCGCGACTTGGCACGTTATAGGGACATAGATAATGGGAACTTGGACAATAAATCCTGACGACCTCGCAGCTACCCGCACAGGGTTAGGCTTGGGAACCGCCGCCACAGTCAACACAGGAACCACCAACGGCAACGTCCCAATAGTCGGCAGTGACGGAAAACTAGCTGGCGCGGTTCTTCCTCCATCTGGTGGGTCAATCGATTTAACAACCAGTGGAGCCGTAACCGCTGGAAAAACCCTGATCCTCAACGCATCCGGCACGGTCAGCGAGATTCAAGATAGTTCGATTAGCCAGTTGATAGGGTCATCGTTTTCCCCGGCCAACGAAACGGTCTCAGACGCTGCTCGAATTGCGTACATGACGGTGCCAAATAAATTTTTTATGTTTCAGAAAAGCACTGTCAGCGGCAGCGATGCTGCAAGAGCCCGCGTGTTGGATTTGTCGACCAGCATGGTGATCACAGAGACTACGAGTGCTACCGTCAGTGGCGTGGTACTTCCTTTCAGTGCTGACTATTCCGAGACCCATGATCGTGTTGTGCTGCACAGCCAAAACACCTCTCCTCATTACCCCGGAGTTTTAACGGCAAGCTATTCGGTCGCCAACGGGCTCGACGTTGACGGTGTAACGAACGCCGCTGCGGCGAATTTTGCCTACGGTGCTTCCGTTTTTATTGGCGATAGCGATCATGCGATCTGCACGACGTACCCCAACACCTCAACGACGGCAAATTTATTTTATCGATTTTTTGGACTGACGCTGGGAAGCGATGCGTCGGGAGACAGCCTGTC